GAAACCATTCCCCGAACATTTTCGGTATAGTTTTTGTTCAACAAATAGGATGTTTAAAAATTTACAGATTCATTCTTTCAATATTAGTGCGTTTATTTTCCGACCAAATGCACTACCAGAAACGACAAGTTATGACTAATCATTATTTATCCACAATTTTTTAAATTTGAATTTAATGTAACTCAGCTCTACCATTTATTTTGAATTTGTAACGTTTTCAAGGTGGGTATGAAAAGGCGAATTTTTGCACTCGTAGATGTGAACAATTGCTATGCAAGCATTGAGCGATTCTTTAACCCCCAGCTTAATAATAGGCCGGTCATAGTTTTGTCGAATAATGACGGCTGTGCCGTTGCTCGTAGCGCGGAAGCTAAAGCAATTGGTATTAAAATGGGTGAACCATTATTTAAAATAATTGATCTGGTTAAGCGCAATAATGTAGCTGTGCTTTCAAGCAACTACCCTGTCTATGCTGAAATGAGTAAACGATTTCATTCAATCTTAAAACAGTTTGTAGCACCGCATGAACATGAAACATATAGTATTGATGAAGCATTTCTTGAGCTTACTGCTTACCAGCAAAATTATGATTTAGATGCTTATGCTCGCCTCATGAAAAACCGCATATGGCAATGGATCGGTCTGCCTGTTTGCGTTGGCATTGGCCGATCAAAAACTGAAGCAAAAATGGCTAATCATCTGGCAAAAACATACCCAACTTTTGACGGCGTATGTAACTTAGTTTCTTTTCCCACAAATATAAGAGATTTACTTTATAAACAAACAAGTGTTTCAGAAGTTTGGGGTGTTGGCCGTCAGCATTCTAAAAAACTTGAATCGATGGGAATTACCAAAGTTTATGATCTTATGATGTCAAATCCATATCACATGGAAACATTGTTTAGTGTCGTAATGAAGCGCACCGTGCTTGAGCTAAATGGTATTGCATGCATCGAAATTGAAGACACGCCACCATCACGTAAACAAATCATTTCATCAAGAGCATTTAAACAAAAGATTATTGAGAAAGATGATTTAAAAGAAGCTATTGCCCGAAGAACGCAAGAAGCCTTTATAAGAGCAAGAAAAGATCAAGTGTTATGTGGCTGTATCATTGCCTTTGCACATTCAAGCCCATTTGATGTGAGTAAGCCTTTTTATAAAGGTGAATTATCTCAGTCTTTTAGTGTCCCAACTGATGACGTTAGACGGCTTGTGAAAGCATCAACTTCAATGATTGAGAATATTTACAGATATGGAGTCGATTTTAAAAAATGCGGGGTTGTACTGACTGCACTGGAAAGCAAAAATTCTTATACGTATGACTTACTGACTGATTATCGTGATTTAGAAAAAACAGAAAATTTAATGTGTGCAATAGAAAACATTCAAACGAAGTATGGAAAATACAAACTTGGGTTCGGCGGAAGTATGTATCAAAATCGAGCCTGGTCAATGTCTCAAAATCTTAAGTCGAATAATTATTTTACTCTTGAGGGTATGCTAAAAATTAATAATTAAAACCGATATAAAATTAGGTTTAGTTTTAAAATGTGAATAATTTTGCTCAAAAATGATTGATTTCATTAAAATTGAGAAAATATTTGCTCAATTAAAGGCCCTTTAAAGGGCCTTTATACAAATTCCAACATTTACATTATTGTTGATCGTATGAGCTGTGCATCCTGAGAACAGGATACACAGTACTGTAATTAATGAAGCAAATTTAGTCCGCTTGCAATGGAAAATTTTCATACTAGTTGATCCGGTTAGCGATCCAACCATAGAAAAACTGTTCCTGCTTTGGATTACGCTCACAGATTTCAATGTAGCGTTGTCCTTGCATAATATTGAGAACTCGCACCAGAACTTTCTCGCCTTCTTTCCCGCGTTTGGCCAGATAGGTTTTTAGAGCTCTAAGAGTTTCAGATCCATAAACACCATCAACCTCTAAATCTGCATATCCAGCTTTACCTTGGTTGTTTAGTAAGTTCAAAGCTCGTTGTAAAAGAGGTTTTGCAAAGCCGGTACCGCAATTCACACCAGTGTCTAGAAGCTCTTCGGCCACTGCTGAGCTGATTGTATTTACTTGGTCAAATCGCGGAGCTGTCCAATAGTTTTTGCGGTAAATTGCTTTGGCCACATCCAGAGGTAAATCTCGCATATTACCTTTGAATCCATTTGCTCGAGCAACTGCTTCAGTAATTCCATACTTAGTTGCACCACCACGGTCTGCTGGGTTATTTACGTACCCGCCTTCTCGTTTGATCAACTCATCAAGATATTGTTCGATGTTCATTTCACTTTCCTTTAGACGTAAAAAAGCCACCCGAAGGTGGCGCAGTTTTTTCAAGTTGGTTCATGCTTTTATAGAAGCAATAATTACATCCAACTTCCACATTAAGATTGGCACGGAAAACAAAAGAATAAATGCAACTATTGTTTGCCATAAGCCATACTTTTCAATAGACACTTTTATAAGCTCCACTATTGGTTTAAAATGCTCCATATAGATTTACTTTCCTCTTACTTTCGTCGGTGGGTGGAATGAAAAACCCCGGTAGTTAGCGCTACTGGGGTTTTGTTTTGGGTATTAAAAAACCCACTCGATGAGTGGGTTTTGTTAAGTTGATTTTATTAGTGACGAATCAGACTACCTGAAATTTCAAGTACTCCCATCAATCGACTTGACTCCATCAGTGGGTGAAACCAACGGTCGCCATAATGTTGATTACCTGTTGTGTAGCTTATGGTTTTTAAATCATCACTAATGATTTCTCTATTAAGAGGTCCTCTTAAATCCATTGTTCGAGTGAGTTTTAGAACTGCAATATTGGTTTTAAACGCATATTCAGCTAAGTAGTGACCTTGTTCATTACTAAGCATGTGTATTGCACGATAGATTTTGCTTGTCACAAAGTTTTGGGAAATAATTGCATCTACCAGATCCTTAACCAAACCCAATGTTTCATTATCAAATAAAGAACCTTGAGCCTTCTTCTCTGCACTACTGTACATCGCAATCAGATGATGAACATATTCCACTGCAACAGGAATCATGTCATATGGGATTTCATCAATATGCTGAACATTGAAACGCTGATGAACTAATTTATAAGCATCGCTGTAATTCAAATGCTTAGTTTTAGCTACAAGAAGATTTACAGCATTGGTTAGGGGTTCACGTTCGGATTTGTGGGTTTTGGCAACTGGTGTGCCAACTTCTTTATCTAAAACATCAAGTACCCACTTGCGGAATTGCTTCGCTACAGCAGTACGAGCAAATATTGCTATTAGGTGGCAGCCACGTAGTGAGAAGATCCGCATACCCAAATTGGGTAGCCGAGGATTATCAATAATTTGTGTCATATTTTCCGTAAATTCATCAGAATTACGATTAAAAATTTTACTGACCGCGTTCTCTTGTTTATATCCTAATGCTTGTGCCAATTCACCTGAAGAAAGCCAAATCTGGCCATCTTGCCGTGGCACGGGATTGAATTTCACTTCATTAAAACTTAATGCTAAACTAGACATATCAATATCCTTTCCTATGGTTGTTGATAAAAGCCCCTTGCCGTCAGAAAGTTGGGGGCTTTTTACATCCCCAATGGGGACTTTTACAATTTAAGACTTTAAAAACTTCTTGTCAATCCCCATTGGGGATATTATTATAAATAAAATTTATTCGAGTATAGGACCATGGCTAGAAGCTCAGACGTTGAATACAAAATGCGTATGACGCAAGAACTAAAAGAAAAAATACTTGAATCAGCAAAGTTAAACAGTCGATCAATGAATGCCGACATTGTTGCCCGTCTTGAAAAAAGCTTTGAAAATCAAAATTATGAAAAAACTGTAGAACTGATCCCTACCGAAACTCTAATGATGGAGTTAGCTAGCCGTATGAAAGGTTACACCATTACTGTTTCAGAAAAATCAGACATTAAAAAAGCACCCTAGGGTGCTTAAGAACATAAAACTAAATTTCCTTAAAAATCATAAAACTACTTCTTTCTGGATTGTAATTAATCTCTAAAGAATAATCCGTACATTCATATTTAAAAACTTTAACCCCATTACTCTTTGATTCTATCCACCCTGTTTTTGGTAGTGAATACAACGCCACTAACCCATTTTTATAATTATTAGCACTAAAATTATCTAAGTGACCAAAACTAACGCTAAACGCATTAATTAACTTTGTATTCCCATCAAAAGAAATGAATCCCGCATTGGTAGCTGGTGTTCCACTAAAAGCATCCTCAAATTCATTAGAGTGAACATAGTTAATATTTGCCTTATTAGTCTCATGATCTATGCTCAAATTTTTAGGATGTTCTGCTTTCAGTGATAAAATGGATTTACCCAATGCTAAACCGCTTATATTAATTTTACTTTTTGCCACCTCGCAACTATTTGCATATGCGAATACAGGAAGGCAAATAAGACCCAATAAAATAATCTTTCTCATAAAAACCTACTTATAAACTTTTCTCAATTTCAATAATTAGAGCACCTTAAAGTGCTCTATTTATTTCGATTTGCTTGCTTGCACTGAATGTACCAATTGTTTGCAAATTCAGTTATTGCTTCCGCCTTATACTCTTCTGATCCAAACTTTGGTTCTTTATAGGCTTCCTCGACCATCATCTCCATTAACCTTTTGAAATCCCTGCTTGGTTTGATACTCTCTATCATCTCCATTTGTCTAACCACAGAAACCCCTTCCTGCCTAAAGAGCATGACATTTTCAGCAAGTTTATTCACATCTCTACAGTGTTTATCATTAGTATCGGCTGAGTGAGTTACAAATGATGCTGTGAGTAAAAATGCAATTGGTAGTAGCTTTTTCATCAGTTACTTCCTTACATACTCTGGAAATTCTTTTAATAAACTACTCTGTACACGACAAATTTCACAGAACCCTTATCCTATCAGGGTTCTGCCTTCTTAAAATTGCCAAAA